CTCGAAGTCATTGTACGGTACCAGGCACTGCGCCTTGACCTCTTTCCGGCGCTTCTCAATCTCGTCTCTGGTCTTTCGGAGAGACGCAAGCTCCGCCTTGGCGACGCTCTTGGACTCCTCCGTGAACACCGCGCCCTGGTACTCCGCCATCTTTGCAGATAACTGTGCTTTCACATCCTCAAAGTTACACCGGATCACCGCCGGTTCCTGACTGATCTTAATCTGCAGTTCCTTCATTCTCTTTCTCCTCCTACTTCTTCCATGGCTCTCCCATGATTCCGAGCAATACGCACAGCGTGTTTACAGCAACATCTCCTTCGCGGATCACCATATCGCGGATGATTTCCACGGTTCGCTGGTCCTTTGCTTTCTCCTCATAGTCATCCAACGGCACCAGAATCTTATCTTCATTCACCTTTCTTTTCTCCTTCTTTTTTGTTTTCTTCTACCCGCTGCAATCCCAAGATTGCCGCGATTGTATCAGCGTCTGGAATGTTTTCAGCTTCCATGTAACGGCGTACCGCTTCGATGTAGCAGGTTGCCGCATCTGCCGCGCTTTTCTCTGTGCTTACGTCAATACCAGCATATTCATACTTTTTCATTCTTCTGTCTCCTTGCCTTTGTTAAAGTAATTCCATACGGTCCCCGCACTGCATCCTATTTCGTCCGCAATCTTTTCATAGGACCATCCGGCGTTTCGAAGTGCCGTCATCTTTCCAGTGTCCAGTTTCCTCTTACGGCCCTGTCCTGCAGGGCGCTTCGGGGGGGGGCGTTGGTTTTGCCTCTGCTTTTGGCTCCGGCTCTTTCTTCTGCTTCTCTTCCGCCTTGGCCTGCGGCTGTTTCATGACCGCAAACACAGCACCAGCCTCTGCGGCCGCGCGCACATCCTGCATGGTCATACTGCTGATGGCAACCGGATGCATGACATAGATATCATCATGCATTCCGTGCATCGTCAGATCCACTGCCTCCGTGTATTCAACAATCTGCATCATTCTCACCCTTCTTTCAACGACCCCGAGCGAATCCACGCCGCAAACACCTCGTCCCGGCGCTCTTCTTCCCACTCTTCCTGCTCCTCGCGGCACTCATCGACGTAATCGCCGATCTTCTTTGCCACGAGCGCCAGAAGGAACATTCCAGCTCCCAGGGCGGCGCGTCCCCACAGGTCGGAATCCACGCCGCCGATGTAGATCCATGTACCAACCGCGCCGATTGCCAACGCAGCTCTATCTGATGCTTTCATTCCTTACTCCTTTCATACCCCATCGACTCCACCGCGGCTTCCATCCGCTGGCGAACGATCTCTTTTGCTTTCTCTTCTCCGAGTTCCTCTGCTGTATACTGCTGTCCTCCGATTGTGATCCGAGTAACAACCATGATTTCTTTCATAAGGCACCACCTCTTCCTTATCGTATGCAACCCGTCTCCGTAATGATTTTCTATTGATTCATAACCATTTTTGAGCTATTATGTAGTTGCAAATTGTTTTTTTGTATTCGTCCCATGGGAATTGGTCCTTCCTGTGGGACTTTTTCTTTTTATTGACTTTTTACTGCTCCACTCCTATTCTGGTTATACAAGGCACTGCCATGCCCGAGTATTTCAGAAAGGAGATCATCGTGAATAGCTCTGTTATTGTTTCTGTAATCACTGTAATTGGGTCGTTTACCCTTGTTTATCTAAACTCGATAAAAGACTCATCCGACAGAAAATACAACGTCAGAAAAGAACAGCTTTTAAAATTTTATGTCCCGTTTTATCAGAGATATCGCATGGGATTCTTCCCTCAAAATCAGTTGAGCACTATGTCTATTGAAGTACGTTCCACATTTTTGGATATAATGACTCAAAACATCCATCTCATGGAACCACTATCTCAGGCAATGTATTCTGATTTCTATTTTGCATTCCTAAACTTGGCGGAAGCTGAAAATGGCAATCCAGAATATCCATATGAAAAATGTGCTCAAAAAATGGACGAGGTTTTTGAGGACCTGTCAAAAGCAATCTTCATCGAGTACAGACAAATATTAAAGAAATGCCATCTGCCAGTGCCTTTAAAATAAGGCCTGTGCGTTTCTTTTCTTTTGAATAGCACAATGCGGAAAGCATATTCATTCCAAGTACAATAATTACTATTGCTATTTCGAACATCAGCATCACTTAACGCTTGCCTCTCCAAAATGTGAGCGGATAAATTTCGCCGTTTCTCCAGAAGAGATCTGCATATCTTTTTCCAGCTCTCTTCTGGAAGAATCAAATTGCATATCAATTCCTTCTCTCAGCTTTACCCACTGCGGATACGTGATCCCGTCCAGAGCATCGATGTACTCACTCAGTTTCTTCTGGCTCATACTGCCTCCTTGTTCTTCAAATATTTATTCAGGAAATACTGCTGGCCTTTCCCAGTCACCTTTGTTGTTTTGGTCATCCGCACGCTGCCGTCCGGATTGGAAATCACAGTCTCTTTGATCTGGAAAAATCCATTTGCCACGTATTTCTGCTTCGGCATGTTCCGACTGGATCCAGTCTTCATAAGGTAACCTTCATTACGAAGCTGTTCGAACAATCTTTTCTGTCCAGTGTCCACGCCGTTCTGGCGCAGGAGCTTTGCGAGATCTCCGATCAGGATGGAACTGGTGCTTGCTTTCACCGCATCCGCGAAGATTTCCTTCGGACGCATGCGCTCGACATCTTCCAGCAGACCGGCGTTGGTTTCTTTCAGCTTCTCGATCTTCTGATCTGCCATTTTCAGGGCGCGGGCGAAGATCTGCTCCGGGGTGTTCCAGGCTTTTTCCAGGTCAATGAAGTATTGACGGTACTGCTTGCCTTTCTCGGATCGCTGGATCATACAGATCTGTTTTGCCATGTCTACGGAAATCTGGTAGTCCATAATATCTCTTTTGACCTCTCGATTTCCCTCTAATCGAACCTTCTCATTTTTGAGTAAGTTGAAATCAACCCCATTTTCAAATCCATATTCCGCCATTCTCGAGAACCAATCATTGAATCTCGTATTGATTTCCAATGCTTCATGTAAATCTCTTGCTGATACGGTCGGCTGTTCTGCCTCGTAGTTAATTTTTAACAACTCGTTCATCTAATTCCTTCTTTCTATCTTTATTTTTGATTTTGTGTTATACTTCTTTCAAAATATTTTGAAAAGGAGAATTGCCATGAATAGTGATGTAACCATTATCCAATCTCGCTTTCACTACACCGAAAAAGCATATGTGCCAAACACTTCGAACATCGTAGTTATCATTGACGAGCTGATCAAATTGATGGAACCGTATTTTCACAAACAAGCCCCTACATTCCGACTTATAAATGATATTCGCTTTGAACACCCAGAAACCGCTTCTACTTACGATAAAATTCATATCTGCTGTATGGACACTTCTTGGTCTCAAATAGCCTATCAATTTTCCCATGAATTCTGTCACCTTTTAATTGGAAATCCAGTTCCACAAAAGATGCGATGGTTTGAAGAAAGCATTTGCGAACTTTCCTCTTTGTTTTTCATGGAACAGCTGGCCATTGTTTGGGCGAAAAGTGGAATCCTCGGTCATCCCGAATACGCGGGATCTTTTATCTCCTACTGCGATAATCGCATGAATTCCGTATCTAACCTTCAAAATCTTTTGGATGTCTCCGATCCATCTTCTAATATTTGGGTTCATGCTGTTTCCGAATGCTATGACAGAAATTTCAATTTGCAAATTGCCAAATTACTTCTACCAATTTTTCGCAAATACCCTGCATTATGGGAAACTGTTCCCCTTTTAAGCAGGTTACCAGAAGATGAACGCTCACTTACTCGGTATTTAAGTTATTGGAGCATCCTTTCTGGAGAATCATTCCGGCAGCCTTTTGTAGAACTCGCTGAAACTCTTCATTGTTCCATATAAGACCAATTTACCCACTGATTCTCACGCCATAACCAAAACTCAGCCGCGCCACCGTTGTAATAGATATAAACTTTATATCCTGTTACCTCTGGTGGCTCTGGTTTCCCGCCAAGCAAGATCTCTTCTCTTTTCGCCATGAACTGATGCATAGCAAAAGAAATTGTTTTTTCAAGCTGTGCATAGTCAACGCCCATAGCTCCCGGTGCTCCCTTAGGGCATCCGTAATTCTTGAACGTGTTCATGTAATTCACCTTCTTTCTTTTTTTTGTCATCCTGTTTCTGGCTTACCATGGCTTCTCCCATACCCAAGAGATAACCCTTATCAAATTCGGACATCTTCGGGATCGCGGTCGCGATTGTCTCGAGAATCTAAAAATTTGTTTACGAAATAAGTCTGTCCTCTCCCCGTCACTTTGGTCGTGCGGTTGATCCTTACAGATCCGTCCGGGTTGTTGACCGTAGACTCTTTTACCTCAAAAAGCTTCATGTTCATGGCTTTCTGGGTCGGCATGTTCCAATCAGATCCCTTTCTTTTGATCAGATAGCCTTTTTCTCTCATCCAATCAAAGAGACGTTTCTGACCGGTTTCAACGCCGTTCTGTTTTAAGAGCTTCGCCAGGTCACCGATCAGAATCGACGTGTGGCTTGTTTCTACCGCGTTGGCAAAAATCACCTTCGGTTTCATTCGTTCGATTGCCTTGCTCTGCTCCTCAATCGTCTTCTGTGCTTCCAGCACTGCCAGCGCAAGCAGTTCTTTTCCCTGCGGTGCCTGATAGCTACCAGTTTTCCGGATGGCTGGAAGAACCTCGGATGTCACCCAGTGCTTGAAGCGCTGCGCGCTGTCCAGTTTACTTCCGAAAATCAAGGCGTATAAGCCGGATTCGTTGATAGTTACCAATTTTTGGCGTCCCGAGGGGGTGTCCATTTCGTTCACCCCTCTGTCTTCTTCCAATACATGATCACGAACTGCTTTTTGCGGATAGCTATATCCCAATGCCAGCGCAACATCTTTTCCCACGAACCATGGTTCACCATTAATAGTCACTGTTCGGACAGCTCCGAACTCTTCTGAATTGAAAATTTTTACTTTGTTCATTCTTCCTCCTATTATTTCCATTGTAATATTTTTGTTACAGTGTTAGAATTAGTCTGTACCCTTATATGGGCAATGAAAGGAGCTGGTTATATTGACCAAACTTTTGACTTTGCCCTGTTCCCTTTATGAGCTATCATAGTCTTTCTCATATTCGTCAGCTAATGGGCTAATCTTTTATTTGCAGAACTAAGACTGCGTAAGTGACGAAATATTTTATAGAAGCATTTGGCACTACAGATGTGATTGAACATGTATGCAACGGATCGGGGCTTCGGCAACGGTTGGGGGCTTAAGTGAACAATCTGCAAAATATATAGGGTAAACAAAATTAGGCAAAAACTGATAGAATAGTGCTTCTGTCAGTTTTTTGTTCACTTGTCAGTGTCTTTTTAAGACACTTTTGAATCAAAAAAAATTGCATCCACATCCTGTGCCGTTAAATTATATCTCTCTTTCATCATTCGTATTTCGCCCTGCGTAAACTCTGCACCTCTTGTTTCATTTAACTTATTTGAAAAAGTAGGCCGCGCAATGCCAAGATACTCTGCCAATGTCTGTCCCGTATCATCAAACAGTTTCATTACAGACTCTAATTTTTTCTTATTCATTTTTTTTCACCTCTTTCTGTTTCTTGAATGGTGTCTTTTTAAGACACTCAAATAATATCATAGCTACAGCTGTCTGTCAATACACTTTTTCGTCTTTTCAAGACACTTTTTAAGATTTTTATTGCATTATCATTAAAAATGTAGTAAAATTAAGACACTTCAAGGAGGTGCTATATATGTGTACAATGGCAATCAGAATCAAAAAATGTCGTTTGGAAAATAATTTAACGCAGGAAGAACTCGCTGAAAAGTTGGGATTAAAAAAATCCGCTGTTGCAAAATACGAAAATGGGCGTGTTGAGAATATAAAACGTTCCACCATCGAGGAAATGGCTCGCATATTCGATTGTACACCATCTTACTTAATGGGCTGGGATGATATGAACACTACTGTTGCTGCACATAAAGATGGGGATAATTTTACACCAGAAGAATTGCAAAAAATTGAAGAATACAAAAAATTGCTTATTGCAGCACGGCCGAAGGAGTGATTCTTTTGACTTATGAAGAAATGCAAAAATCACATAATGATTTGAATATTGTAGAACTTGATCTATCAGAAGTGTCTGGATTAAAAGGATTTTATTATGCAGGAAATATAGCTATAGAGAAAAAACTTTCATCTATTGAAAAATCTTGTGTTCTTGCTGAGGAACTTGGTCATCATTATACAAGCTATGGAGATATTATGGATCAGGATATTGTTCAGAACAGAAAACAGGAACTCCGTGCCCGTCTCCGCGGATATGACCTGCAGATCGGTTTGATCGGCATCGTCGAATGCTACAAACACCACTGCCGTTCTCTCTACGAGATGGCCGAATACCTACAGGTAACAGAAGAATACTTAAAAGAAGCTCTGGAATGCTACAGCAGAAAATATGGAGAGAATCTTGTTACAATAGATAACTATGCAATCCGGTTTGTTCCATCTTTACAGGTGATGGAATTCTGGAAATAAAATTTAACATGGAGCTAAAAATATGGGTAGAAAAATATCTCAAGAAGCTTTACGCAAGCACAAAGAA